TAAGAACTGCTGCTGCTTGGTCTCTAGTACTCTTAGCAGATTCAACAGCCACTTGTGAGGAGGGTTTGATTTCTATCAGTTCAGCTCGTTTAGCACCACTCTTGTCAACGTACACAATAAAGAAATCTGGTACATAGATTGTGGCTTTGTTGGTAAACGGATTCTTGTAATTGATGTGTATACTTTCACTGGCCCATTGTAGTATGCTAGGATTGTTATCACAAAAACGCATAAAGGTATGTTCCCAACCTGAACGATAATGAGGCGTTTTTTTACCTACATACTTTCCAGGATTGAGTAATTGATAGAACCCGTTTGCGTACTTGGCCATTATGGAAGGAAGGTGCGTTCAACGTATTTGTTAGTTACTGGAGTATTTGTTACTCCTAATAGACTACTAGGAATTCTATTTAAGTTCAAGAACATTGCTAGATAAGCATCAAGTTCACCACGAGATAAACTAGCAAAATGCTGTAATATACTCATTGGATTAGTTTCTTGTGTTAGGCAGGTATAGATAACTGCTGCACTTAATGCTTGGGCTGATTCTAAGTTATCAGTTATCTTTTCAAAGAATGATACCACAGCATCATTTCCATCAGGACTAATGTTATATTGTTTAGTAAAAAAATTATTGAAAAATTCTTGTGTATTAGGCTCTGAATACTCCAGTGTTGGTGTATTAATATTAGATGGAGATGTTATCATATAGCCACTCCTCCACCGCCGCCTTGTAATCCTGGTATTGGTGATGAACTTCCTGGTGCGTCAGCTACGCCTTGTTGAATATTTTCTTCTCTTGGTGTGTTGTTCATTGTACGTGCATAGTATGGAGTATAACCTCTTGCGCTGCCTTGGTAATCTGGTTGTGAAGCTGTTGGTGGTTCGTAATTTGCTCCATCATCTTCGTTGCCGGCTGCTTGGTTTTGTGCTCTCCTTAATGAAGATGCATTATTTGGTCCTTGTACACTACCGTTAAGGACAACTGGTTGGAAGTCTGCATTGATATCTGCAGTTTCATCTTTAGGTAGTCTAAATGTTGGTGAATTAAACACATTTTCTTCTGGCTTATTAGTTGACACACTTTCACCATTACTTGTCATGTTAGTTGGATTAGAAGTGCCATCTGTGTTTAGTTTTTGTTTCGCTTCATATGATACACTAGCTGCACCTGCTGCAGCATATCCTTGACCAATTGCTGAACCTACTTTATCTTGTGATGCTTGTTTAACACCAAATCGTTTACTTGCCCAATCAGCACCGTCTTCAATCGCTCCGCCAACACCCTTTGCTAGGTTACTAATAACAGGAATGTTTACACCACTAAATGGATTAGTACCTGTTAATATACCTTTGATAAGTGCTTGCTTGGCTTCCATTGCTGCAATGTCTTTAAGATTTGCACCTTTGTTATTCTGATATGCTTTGAAACCTTTAACCAGTGCGCCACCTAGATTGCCTTTACCAATATCGCCTATTATCTGATCACTTGTATCAAGGATACCGCCATTACCAAATACTCCTCTAGCACCAAACACTCTTGGTCTTGCAAAGCCAGCGGCTCCGTTGACGTTTAATCCTGTAGGTGTTAACGAACTTGGTCTCTTATCGTAATGTAGATCAAGCATACCTGGAATTGTAGAATCTCTTGTATTGCCAGTATAATAAAGAACAGCTTCGTAACTTACTGTCATAGTATGTGTCATTAGCGCATTTTCACCAGCAGTGTGTTGTCCGTGTTGAAAACTTGTTATCAAAGGATTTACTAATATGTATTCAGTAAAGGTTCCTCTGTTTAAACTGTATATACGAATATTTTTTAAAAAATGTATTTCGTTAGATTTATTTTTTAAAGTATAGCCCCATGAATTCATAGGTGCAGAGTTGTTAAAGTGGTACTTGTGTTTTTGTTGATAGTTTGATGTGGTACTATCATTGAACATATTTTTATAATCACCATCTCTGTAGTGGTAATTGTAGTACTCTCTCCAAAAATCTAATACAGTATTATCACTGTCATCATGAAACGTTATTTGTACAGGATCGTACTTGATTTTAGTCTGTATGTTATTTGGTCTATTATATGCGTTGAGTACTTTGTTATCTACAGAAAACTTTGGTAGAGATACTGAACTAACCAATTGCCCAGTTTCTATTAATCTGCTGGTACTATTATCCGCTGGTAATCTATCATCCCTGTCAAATTTTACATAGTACAGGTAACTATACTTTGGTGCTAATCGGTAGTTGCTTGCGACAAATAATTGATCCGCATGTGCATAGTCAAAGATTTTCCCATTAATGTTGGCGTTAACTGGGCTTAAGAATTGGTTACTAGGTGTCATATTATTATTTAGCCATAAAAAAACCCGGATTTCTCCGGGTTCTTTAATTTACTTAAAATTAGAAACCTAAAGCAGTTCCAACGCCACTTGCTAGTGCTGCACCAAGCGACTGACCTGTTGGGGTTTGGATTGCATTATCAAATCTAATTGTTAATGCAATAGTTGCTGGATCATTTGTAGCATAGTTCAAATCGCCGTAGTCTGCTGTACTAATAAAGCAACCGTACAGTTCCCAAGTTTCTAATACGTTTGGTTGTGCTGCGCCGTTGCCGCCATCTAACACTTCATAACGTAAAATAAACTTATAGTTTGCTCCGGATACTGCACTTGCTTGTTCCATGAAGTCAAACTGTTTCTGGATTTGTTCACCAACTAAACGTGCAACGTTACCGCCTGCATCGTCACGTAGGTTAATGTTTGTTTCTGCCCATTCTGGCTTACCTTGTAGGTACACTTTACTGTTGTAAACATCAAGTGTAATTGGACTAAAACTTACTGATGGACGCTTGATGTCCATAACTTGTTTAGTCATTTCTACACGATCAGCACTAACACCAAAACCTTCAAAACTAGCACGGAAGCGATACTTCAACTTCGGCATTAGCAAGCCTTGGCTGCTAGCACTTTGGTTACTTGCTAGCGGTACTGTAAATTTTGTTAACGATGCAACTGACATTTATATTCTCCTGTTACTATTATTTATCATCCTTTTGGGTCAACTGGGAACCCCAGTTCCCAGTTAAACTCCTACTTTATTAACCTAATGCAGCAATGTCACCTGGGTTCTTCAAGCGAATCGGAATGTAAATAAATTCAACATCTTTCATTGGCTCGATAGCAATATCAACATACAATTCATTACGTGTAATACGCTCTGGAGTGTTGTTTGTTGTATCGCAAACTACTAGGTAGTCATATACACCACGTTTAGCAACTAGGTCATTCATTGCACCTTCAATAATTTGCTTGATCTGATCACGTGTGATCTTATCGTTTGGTTCAAACAAGAAGCCGTTACCAACGCTAGCAAGGATTGTACGGATGTAGTTAACTAGACGTGCTACATTGATACGATCTAGGCTGCTTGCAACTGGGTTACGTGTTTTCTGTCCAAAGCATACTAAACCAACACCAGGTAATACTGTTAGTGGGTTAATATTCAATGGATACATTGCATCACGTAGGCTTTGGTTAACACCAGTCTGGATGAACTGTGTAGTTGTTCCAGTTACTTGTAGATAACCAATTTGTGTTGCATTGTCAATCAAACCACGACGTGTGCCTGCTGGCGCAAACCACTGATAGCTTACGTTATCACTACGGATAAATGTACGCAATGCCATGTGACTTGCTGGCATAACAATGTCGTTACCTTGTACGTCAGTTGTTTGGCAAGCTGGATAGAACACGCCCAAGTATGGGTCAGCTGTTGTAATACCATCACCGTATGTACCGCTAATACCATTGCTCCAGTTTGTTAACTGAATAATGTTAGCTGGCAAGTTCATCGGTGTATCACCAATAACAAACGCTGTGTTACGACGATCGTTGTTTAGTGCAACCATGTCGCTGATTAGTTCTTGATAACCTGGAGCACAAATTAAACTAAACGCAAAACGTTCCTCACGGATTTCTGTACTTGCTGTTACTGCAGCACGTAGAGCAGAAACTATCATACGACGTTGTGATTTCTGTCCTGCATATGGGCTACCATCATTCTTGTTACCACTAGCTGTTTGCCATGTAGCTGCAATTGCTGGTAAGTCATCATCAGGAAAGTTAGATGCTGAGAACAAGTTACTTACATAACGCTTAACATTGTAGCCGGAGCGACGTGTGTTAAACAATAATGTTCCACGTGGATATAAACGATAGTCTGGGCAATCCAAATCTATATAGTCACTTAATGCTAGATCAGCTATACTTGGGAAATCTCCAGTAACTGGATCTGTTGTGCCATCTGTATCCCAACGTGCATCAGCAAAAACGATACCGTTTTGACTTACTGCGTCTGTGTTATCAATTGCAATCCATGCACCGCTATCGTTGTAACGATACATACGTGGCCAGTTTTCTAAATCACCTGTGTCAATCCATAGGTCGCCTGGTACTAGTGTGTTACCGTTTGTTTGTAATTCCGGAGCATCTGCTGCTAAAATTACGCCGTCTGCGTTTGTTGTGCTTAGATCGTAACCGCGAGCATCATTACCTACTGTGCGATAACCTTTCCAACCATCAATTTCGCAGATCATAACATCTACGTCTAGTGGGTTACCATAGTACCATAATGTACCATCAGCTGGAGCTTGATATGGCTCTGTTGTGCTATATGTGTATAACAGTTCACTGAAGTTACTTAATACCAATTCACTACCACCTGGAACAGTTGTACGTACACCGGTTGTACCTGATGTAAATCCTGCTGTTGCTAGTGCTGTGCCTGAACTTACGTTAGACATGTAAATTGTACCACCTGCACGATGTGTAATACTGATCGCACCGCTGGCTTCAATTGCTGCAGTAACATTAGGAATGTTCTGCGCTAGAATAGCTGCAACGAAATCTGCTTTAGTAGTACCACCAATTGCAAATGTATAGTTGGTTGTTGCGGCTTGACCAGTTGTACTTACACGCATTGTAATCTGATGATTGGTAGTAAATGTTGGGTTTGATATTGCACTACCAGTGATCTTCATTTGACCACTTGTGGTACGCACAAAGAATTTCATTGACCCGGTGCTGTTAGCTTTTATATCGTATCTTACAAATATAGTACCAACTGAAAGACCATTACCACCAGCTGTTGGATCTAGACCATATAGTGCTGCAGCTTCATTTGCATATAAAGGAGCCGCTAAAGATGTCCATGTGTCTGATGTTGCGCTGTATACTTTTAGACTTAAACTAGCACCATTACCAATTGATGTTGTTTTTAAATACACACTACCACTTGGTCTTGGAGCTGTGTCAGTGCTTCTCCAACTTGGAATCTGGATGTATGTGCCATATTCTAATGCTGCGGCATAATATGCGCCTGCAGTTCTGTCAGCTGTTTCTTGAATACCTAATGCACCGCATACGTCATCACTACCTGATGTGTTATTAATGCTTAAACGACCATCTACAGTTGAGCCATTGCTCTTTGCTGCAGAAGTGGCCCAGATTGTTATTCTACCAGCAGCATCAATTCCGGCACCAACTGTTTGACTAAAGTCTGCAGCATTAATTGCGTCAACTACACTGGCTAGATCTGTTCCGCCAATCGCTACAACAACGCCGTTGATAGTAAGGCTTCTAGATGTTAACCCAGCCAAAGCTGTGCTAGGACTAGTTTCTGTACCAGTTACTGCAGGCCACTGTGTTTGCCATGTTGTACTGCCAACTTGAACCCAAGCATTATTTGGACCCTTGTACCATAAAAAATTAGCTGCGCCGTTTGTGACATCTCTTGCAAGAACAACTGCATAGCTGCCAACTGTGCCAACTGAATTAAGAGGAGTGTTTGGCACTCCTGCAGTATAGTCTGCACTGCTTGTTATTAGCAATGGTGTTTTTAGTGTAAATGTGCCTGTAGTAGCGTCCCATTCATTAATACCAAATGTGCTGTTAGCTAGATCTAGCCAATAGATACCATTTGCTACTGAACCAACTGGACGAACTGATGTTGACTCTAGTTGAGCTAGGTCAATGTCAGCACGAATAGCATAAATTCTGTTGCCTAGGCCTGCAGCACTATACGCTGCCATTAAGCCGTATTCGTTTAGTTCGTTGCCGTGTAGTGCTGTACCAGCAGAGCTTTGTTTAAACACTGGATAGCCCATTGCAGCAACCAACTCACGTTGGCTACCAAATGCTTGTAATACACCAGCGTTTGCTGCTGTAGTACCACTAGCAACTACGCCGTTAAATAATTTGTCTTGTTCTGTTGCTAAGATAACCAGGGGTACTGTTCCTACCGCGCCTGGAATGTACTGACTTTCGTCTGTAACTGTAATTTGTAGTCCTGGAGATACTAGTGCCATGGTATTTTTCCTTTTCAATACATGTTATTGATATTTATTAGGAATGGGCTAAAATGGTGTGTTACAGGAGCCTTTCGAAAGGTTTGTATATAAATACTAGCATGACTAGACCGCTTTGTACTGCTTGCCGAGGTAATCCTGTAGCTATAAACTACAGATCAGGTGACAAGATTAGATATAGGAAAGTATGTAGTGCTTGTGCTCGCAAAGGCAAGCGAGGAAAAGCACCTTCAATGGCTTGGCAGCGAGCTGGATATACTAAAAAGCTCGTATGTGAAAGATGTGGGTTTAAGAGCAAAACACCACATCAAATGTTTGTCTACTACTTAGACGGCAATCTTAAAAACAACGACTGGATGAACTTAAAAACTATCTGTGCTAATTGTAGTATTGATATTAATAACAGTAAAACTGGTTGGAAACAAAGCCCACTTACACCAGATTTTTAAGACTTGCATATAACTCATCTACGCTGCCGTTATTATCAACGACTGCATCAAACTTAGTACCAACCCAAGCCCACTCGCTGGCATGCACCTTAAACTGCTGCATATAGTCTGTACAAATGCCCAGTGTAGAGTTTTGACGCATTTCAACGAGAGTTGAGCACCATTCAGGATCTGCGCCACGCTTGATCCATATTATACGTCCACCTGCATTACGTATTGATGCTATTTCATTAGGGAAACGCACATCGCTAATAACAGTATGGCCTGCACGAGTACGCAGTCTGTTTTCTAGGGCTGCAATCCAGATATCATCGTGGAATCCTTGTCTGCATACTTCTGTGCCCCAATACTGCAGTACCCAACGTGGAGTTAAATGTGGCATTTGTAGTCGTTCTGCCCACCACGGATCCACTTGTTCACGCCAAGCTCTAGCTTCTGTGGTTAAACCTTCTAAGAGTTCTCTATCCCAACCAAATACATGTGCTACTGCATCTTTGAGTGCACCGGCAAAACTGTCACGTCTAAATCCGTGCCAACCTACCAAGTAGTTTGCTGCTGTATCTTTACCTGAACCTATAAATCCGCAAATGCCTATGATCATAAAAAATGCCCCTTTCGGAGCATTATATTATACTTTTGTGAAAAAGTCAAACACCATATT